GCGGTTGAGGAGTAGTACCGCGCTGGTGAGCCTGGGTCGCCTGCTGCCATTTTCTACCTTATCTTTGATAGTGCGAACGGATTGGATGTTGACGGCGTTGGTTATTCGCCACTTCGTTTAAACGCTGTGTGTAAATGTTGTACAAGAATCTGGCAGCGTTTTGTCCAGAACCTGTTGGGCGCACGCCATCAAGCATGTCTGCTGCTGCAGACTGAGGACCAAGGCGTGATGGGTCCAAGAACGAAATCATGCGGAAGGCTGCGCCGTAGATGGCAACATCCTCCGAATATGATGGGAAGCCTGTGACTGTTTCATAGTCATCACTATCATTAACAAGCAGTGTTGGGCGCTTGCTGTATGACACATGTACTGTTTGTCCAGGCACAATCTCTGAATAGATAGATAGGCTCTTTGTGGTAGCAAAGGCATCTGAATCTGCAACTCTATCTAGTTGCCACGCACGAGCAGGAAACCACTCTTTTGATGGACCTACTGTTGAATAAGTTACAGATAGGACATTTTGAACAGCAGCAGGAATTTGGTATGAATACTGCGCTGCTACATAATCAAAGTCGTATGTGCCTAGGGCAAAGATGCTTGGGTACATGGCATCAATTGTGTTGTTAATAGCATTTTTAATTTCATTGCGTGGGAACAATGGAGCCATTGTTACCTTAGCGTTACTTGAGTGAGCAGCAGCAGTTGTACCGCGCTGCGCTCTACCCCAAGGGGCAAGCGTTAAAGTGTTGGCTACATTATCCGTAGTGTTAACGAATACAATTTCATCATCAATCTGTACATATCCACGACCAATAACTGAAGCATCATAAACACTTAAGGTTGTTGTTGTGCTGTTAGCACTGCTAACTAACCATGTGGCAGACTCTGTATTTTCTGTATAGCCATGCAATACCGCTTCAACGCGGTCTGCTAGTTGTCCAAAGGTACTCATAGGTTAATGCTCCTTAACGCAGCCACGGCTGATAGTCCAGATGTGCCAGCAAGTTCATTGCAGATGGCGTTTAAACCTTTATAGTTGTTTGGCTGGCGTGTAGAACTAGCCTTGTAATTAAGGGCAGCAATAAGTCCTAAGCCATTTGTACCAGCCCATGCGTTAGCAGCACCCTGTGGTGCTTCATAGACTGTATAAACGGGGTATGTTCCGCCATTGGCTAGACGGTTAAGTTCGCCCGTAAGGGTGCTTCCTGCTACTCCTGTTGCCATTACTTGCCTTTCTTCTTAGCCTTGCGAGCCACTGCTGCGTTATCTACTAGGTTCGGATACTTCCGACCCGCAGCCTTTGCACGAGCCTTGGCAGCAGCCTTCTGTGCAGAAGTAAGTTTTGTAGATGTCTTTTTTGGATTCTTCTTGTCCCAAAATGCTTTACCTTTCACCACTTCACCTTGTCTGCCCAATACGCTGCACTCATTTTGCCTTTAGCAATGTTCTTTGCATGGCGTGCTTTAAATGACTTCTGGCGTTTTGTGGGCTGTCTATCGCCTGTTACACCTTGTTGACCAAAACGGATGGTCTTTACTTGGCTGCCTTCTTTTGCTACCACCACATGTGATTTGGTTGGGTGGCTTGGTGTGCGCTTTGGTTTATTAAAACCAGATACGCCAGCCCGCGCTAAGCGCGGGTCGCGCTTACTTCTTTTTTCCGCCACGCTTGGCAGCCTTCTTTGATTTGCCTGCTACAGATAGAGCAATAGCAACCGCTTGCTTGCGGCTCTTAACAACTGGAGCCTTCTTTGGACCTTTTGGGTCACGACCTGAGTGAAGGGTTCCACGCTTGTATTCGCCCATTATCTTTTGAACTTTAGTTTTTTTAGGCATTAGTCCATGTCCTCTGAGTCATCGTATTCTTCCATTTTGCTCATTGGGGTTTCGCCAATACGGACAATCGGCTTGTTGTAAATGGCTACATTAGGAGCCTTTGGTAGTTCTGTAGGGGTTCTGCCACCAACACCATAAGGTGTGACAGTTCCGAAGCAGTTGCACTCAACGCACATTATTCTTCATCCTCATCTTCGTAGATGTCCTCATCTTCTATAGTGGGAGAGGGCAGTCCCCACAGTGGCTCTGGAACAATAGGCTCAGTCATCATCTTCCTCATCCAGTAACCGCTTAATCTCATCCTCAGAAGGTGCCTTGTATGACACCCAACTTGGATAAGAACCTTTATCCATGACAAATGCCATGGCTACATCAGACTTAAAACCTGCTTTAATTAAAGAGCGGTAGTATTCGTTGAGCCAAATACAGTACATTTCAAGTTCTGTATACGACTCATCTTTGACTGTACGCACACGCTTTACTGGTTGTTTTTTTCTTGGTGGTTTGCGAGCAGCCATGATTCCTCCCTATGCTCCGAACGCTTTGCCAGTTTCATTTGAAATTCTTACTGCTTCTTGAACCTTTTTCATGCTGGTTCCTGCGGGCTGTATGCCCTGAGCGCGGGCATCTCTGTATGCCTGCAATTCTTTATCCCACTTCTTAGAAGATACGCCTAGGTTAGAGTTGGCTTCTCCTGTATTCATTACAAGAGTTCCTAACTTGCAACCAAAACAACCTTCCACAAATTCTGGGTGGGTTTGTTTTTGATGTAGGTTCATGCTGGTGTTATGTACTCTCCGTAGCCTTGTGCTGTTAAAGCATCGGCTGTCTGTTGTGTAATCAAAGTTGATGTACCGCCTGGGTAATACTCCTCGGCAGTATTTGTCAGAATCTGACTTGGGTATCTGTATGAGGAATACACACCGTTTAAACGCAGCACTGAGATTCCACGCGCTATCTTGTAGCGAGCAAACAGGATGTTATCTCCTGCAGGAGTTTCATCTACCGTAGGGGTAGTGAAGTAATACATTGACATTAAGCCTCCTAATGGACTCACCCCGAAGGGGTAGACTTTTCAAATTTGCCTACCCCTCAGAGTCAATCAACTAAAGTGCAGCGATTGAAGAACCAGTTTCAATGCGATATAGCGCCTCTTGACGGTAGATGCTCCATCCGAGAACACCGTACCAACCGATTGGGCGGAAACGCATCAACTTATCAGTCACTGGACCGATAACAACATTTGGCTCCTGTGATACGGCTTCTGCCAATGCTTGCTTTCCAGCAAGGATTGTTGAGAATACGCGAGTTACAGGAGTTACAGTTACAACAGTAGTTGCAGTAACTGCAGCAGTGTTAGCAGTGTCAACAGTGATTGTTGCGGTTGAGCCTGAGATTGTGATGTCAGTAATCTTGGCACCTGAAGCGATACCAGTTCCTGCAATCTTATCTCCAGCCTCTGCACGAGTTGCAATGACAGATGTTGCAGCAACACCGAAGGTGAAGCCTGCTGATGTACCAGCAACAGTTACTGCTGTGGTAGCAAGAGCGGTCTGGTCAGCGCCTGTCTTAGCATTGTACATGCGTGGGTTTTCAATATAGAAAGCACCTTCATAAGTTCCGATGGAACCAGCAAACAAGTTGCCAAGTGATGCATCGGTATGTAGGTGAGATTCACGCCAGCCAACAGAGCCTGTTTCGGCACGAAGGTCGTGTGATACTTCTGGGTGAATACCGACCCAGTAAAGGCTTCCAGCGCGTGGAACAGCCTTGTTGGAGCGGAGTTTAGCAACAGCCTTACGGAGGTCAGCAGAATCAATAGTGTCTGATGCTGTGATTGTTGCAGTAGAAGTGCGTGTTCCACCGTAGATAACATTGGTACCCTGGACAAGGACATTTTGTGCCACATTGTCTAGTGAGTCTGCCATGTTGTACGCGATGATGTCTGCAACAGCAGGGTCAACATCTGATAGTGAGAACAACTGTAGTTTACGAGTTACAAGTGATGCATTTCCGTACTCGTTTAGAGTTACTGAAACTGTATCAACATTGTTAAGTGCAACTGCATCTACATCTGTAGTTTCAGATAGAGTAGAAGTTGCTGCTGCCAAGTCGTTGTAAAGTGAGAATACAACGGAGTTGCCTGGCATAGCCTGCTGTACAGGCTTCTTATCCGCAACAGCACGAATCATCGGCTGAGCGCGGAGGGCAAATTCAACATAACGGTCATACGCTGTCTTGACTAGACCAGCGAGCGCCGAGGTGTCGGTATATGCCATGTAGGTTCACCTCCTGGTGATTGGTTGATGTATGGGTTAGTTATTGCAATCCAAGGAGTGCATCTAGGTCCTCACGAGTTTTGGCTCCAGCAATCTTTGCAAATGCATCTTCGTCAACATCTGGCGCAGTGCCAGTAGCGACAATGTTATTGATTCTTGCTTGTGCCATAACTTCTGGACTCTTTTGTGCAGGCTTTTCCTCTGTAGGTGCTTGGATACCAAATACATCGCCATATTCATTTACCCAGTTACTGATTGCTTCCTCGGAAGTATCAATATCTGCTGGTATAAATGCAGCAATCTTTGGGTTTAATCCCTTAGCCTGTAGCACATCCTTGACAGTACGCTGACGAGTCTGAGTTTTCAGACCGCTCAACTCCTGTTCTAGTTCTTTCGCACGCTTTTCTAGCGCACGGTTTACTTTGCGGAGTTGTCCGACAACATCAGTTGTGGTGTCGTCATCTTCGTCATCGTATTCATAGTTGGTAGCCATCTACCTATCTCCCTTTTTCTAGTTGTATTCGCAATCCACAAGGCAGTTCGGGGAAACTACTTTGGCTATTGCTTCCAGACTTGTACGCCCCCCTGGGCTGGTCGGTCAGGGTGGGGATTCTTATATTTGCATGCCAGGCGTTGCTAGTGATGTGGAAGTTACTCCACTTCTACCTGCAAAGCGAGATACTTCTCTCTCGGCACGGGCTTGAGAAGCAAGTGTCTTTGTTATATCTCCACCAACAACTGCTCCAATTGCTTCTAAATCTTGATAACCAGTGCCTTCAATTGCTGCAAGGCGAGATTGTTGTGTAGCAAGTTCTTTTGCTCTAGCAAATGATTGCGATAGAGCAGCATAGGTTGCAGTGCCAGTTGCTCCAATGAGTGCTTCAGCAGCAGCAGTTCCAAGTGTTGATACACCAAAGCCTGCCTTAATAGAAGCAGCACCGATTTCTGCTGTTCTAACTTGCTTCTTGATAATATCCATACCCTTGTTTGGGTCTAGTAGATATGCAGTTAGGGCTGATGTATCTACCTCTGGATAGTAAACTTTAAATTGAGAAATCAAATCTGGGTTCTCTTTAACACGCGTTGCAGCAATGTCAACTCGCTCCTCAAATTCACGAGGGGAAACTAAGTTAGCAATATACTTTCCAAGTTGCTCACGGCTTCCAAGAACACTTGCATCTAATCCATAGGCTCCAAGAGTTTGAAGGTAACCTTTTTCCATTGAGATGTAAGTAGCCTCACTAATGGCTTGCTTGGCATCACGAAGGGCTTTCATGCCTGGAAAGCGCAACTCGTATGCCTTAGTCTTAGGTAATTCTAAGCGAATTTGGGCAGTGGTAAAGTCTTGCTTAATCATTTCATCTACGGTATCAGCAAGGTCTGCAAGACCCATATCAGTCAAGGCTGCACGAAACTCTTGCTGTGCTGTACGGCGTGCTTGTGTAGCAACATCGGCTGCGGTTAAACCAGTTGATGTATTTGTGGATGAACCAGTATCAGTGCTACTGCCCATCCCTAAGCGGTTTCCCGTTCCAGATGTCCTATCTATGATAGGTGTGCCACTTGGAAGTACACCAGCGCCAAAACCAATATCCCAACCAGCCTGAGCAAAGCCCTGCCCTGCAGCAGTTTTTGCAACTTGTTCTGGCGTTAATACATTGCCATTGGCATCATAAAATGTACGCTTATTTCCTGTTACGCCAACGCTTTTTCTTCCGTAGGGGTCAACAGATGTATCAGATGTGATAACCGACTTTTGATAAACTCCAGGAGTTCCAGTTGGTTCAAGTACTTCTGTGCCAATGCCTTGTCCAGCGCCAGGTACATAATAACCAGCACCACCAAAACCCACATTTGAGAATCCTGATGCCTTGAATATCTCTTGTTGTCTTTTGTTAATCTGCTCAAGTATGGTTGCTTTTTGTGCAGTAGTTGCTGTTGCTAATTGCTCTTGAAGTTTAGCAAGAACTTCGTCTGGTTTAATTAGTTCAGCCATGATTACCCCGAATATCCAAACATCTTAGCCAAGTCAAGTGCCATATTGCTATAGGTTTCCTTTGCATTACGGGTGTACTGCCATAGTGGGTCTTGTTTTAATTGCTTTGTAAAGTCAGCAAATGTGCGAGCATTGCCTGATTGGTTATCAATAACCTTACTCATCAAGTCTTTCCAAGTAATCGCTGTTGAATCAACCTCTAATAGATTAGCCATCTGAGCGCGATAACTATTTGTTACTTCGTACAGATTACGACCAGCCTTAAGAGATTCTAAGAAAGGCTTATACTCAGGAGTATCTATAGCCATCTGCTTGACATTGTTTAACCAGTAGTTAATATCTCTACCGTCATTAGGGTCAAGCAAAGAATAGTTAATCGTATCCTGCATAGTCTTATCAAGGGTTACTCCGTATAGATAAGCCTGTTGCTTTACTTGGTTGTAGTAGGAGCCAATGGTTCCACCACCAGTAAAAAGGATGTTGCCTTTGGTAGCCAAGTAATTTTGAATTTGGTTATCATCCCAATTATTCTTGATTGCTTCCATAGCAATGCCTTCAATAAAGTCTTTGTTGTCATTGACTTTACCTGTAACTGGGTCTACAAATTGAGCAGAGATTCCAAGTTTTTCTAAAGTGTCATTGATTGTATCAATGTTGTTCTTTACTTTTTCAGCAAATGTGCTTTTATTGCGTGGGTCATTTGTGTCTAGGAAGAACTGGCGTAGGCTTGGAAAGGTGTTTTGCCACCAAGCAGTACCCTTAAGGGCTTCCATAAAGGTTTTTTCATCCCACTTCTGAGCAACAGCCAAATCAAACAATTTGTCAATCTGGTCTTTTTGAGTTTTATCCTCAAGACCAGCAAATGTCTTACGAAGGAAACTTATCCAAATTTGTTTGTTATCTGCACCAGTGTCGGCACCTGCACCTGCTCCAGCGCCTGCTCCTGCACCAGCGCCAGAGCCTTTGGCTCCAGCAGTTGAGGCAGTAGTAACTTTTGGCTTGGTTGTGCCAGTGCCAGTTTTTTGGTCTGGATTTTTTACATTTGGAAGGTTGTCTTTAACATCTGGGATGCCATCGCCATCGCTGTCTTTAGCATTATCAGTTACGCCTTCTTCAGCCTTCTTGATTTTATCTCTTGCTATTCTGGCTTTTTCTTCATCACCAAGGGCTTCTGCACGCTTTAATTCCTCTGTAGCCTTAGCCTTTGCTTTTGCAGCAGCAGTAGCCTTTTCGCCTTCGCGTTGTTTATTTACTGCTTCATTGGCAACAGCAAATTGCTTGCGCAATTCAACAAGAGCCTTCTTAGCCTTTTCAAACTGTGGGCTACCAGGTTTAGCGCTTTTAATAATCTGCTCATTTTGATAAATAGCAAGACCAAGTTTGCGCAGGGTTTCTTCGGGAGTTTCTACATCAGGTGCAAAACCAGCAGTTCTTTCCGCCATTATCCCTGAGCCTTTCTAACATCTTCCATAACCGCGCTATAGATAGCATCTAAGTATTTGTTTTCTTCACGCTTGCGAAACTCTGAGGTTCCTTCTACAGCCTGAACAAGAGCAGCCTGACGACCAGTGACAGATGTATCTTTGGACTGATTCAAGAAAATATTGATACCTTTGGTGTATTCCGCGCCTACAGCATTACGCCCAAGCAACTGTTGATACACGCTTTGTACATAAGCAGCAGCCTCTTGCTGTGTGAAAACTGGTCCTTTGCTTGTAGCATCTCCACCCAAGCCAGCAGCCTGTGCTGCAGCAACTAGGGCTGCTAAATCAACGCCACCTGTATTTGAGCCAGTTCCAGCAGCAGTTCCTGATGCGGTACCTGGAGTTTCTTTTTTAGCCATTAGACCACCACCGTGTCATTGATAAAGTAACGATTAAGGAATTCTTCAAACTCTGGACTTTCAGCAATAAGTTGCTGTCTTACCTGCTCAAAGACATATGCAACATCTGCATTTTTCTTAGCCGATAACATCCGTGAGCCACCTAATTGTTCGCGTTGGGTAAGTAGTTGATTGACCTGTTCACGAACATCTAGGTATACAGCCATTGCTTTTACTACTGGGCGGTCACCATTTTGTGCCATCCAATTCTTATCAGATAGGGCTTGCTTAAGCACCATTGCACGGCGCTCATATTTACCTCTGTCTGGCGAGATGTATTCTGAATACCAGTCAAAGTTTTCTTCTGCCATCTGGCGAAGCCATAACTTCTTAGCACCGTTGATTACATCCATACGGTTATCTGTGTCAGATACGATTCCGTTTTGAATCTTAAATGTGTTGATTTGACCCATAAGGGAATTGAACTGAGTCCAACCACGCTTAATGTTTGCATCTCGTAGCAGTTCTTCAGGGCTACGGTTCTGGCGGTAAGTGTTCTTAGAGCCAGGGTAAGCGCCTTGGTTGTACTGCCATTGGTATGCTGCTTGGCTAAATGTGTACTGACCATCAAAGTCATTAGCCAAGAATCCAATAAGTTCTGGATTATCTGATGCTTCGGCTGCTGCCATAAGTCCACGGAACTTCTTAAGGTTCTTGACTGTATCAAGGTTAGCCTCAAGGCTTCCTGGTGACTTAGACAGGCTTACCGTAGCCTCAAAGTAATCTGGGTACATCTCAAGGAATCGTGCTTCTGCCTCGCCTGGACCGTATTGGTTTAGGAACTGGCGGTAGGTTTGCTGGTAGAAGTCCATTTCTGGAGCAATAGCAAACGGCATTGATATAGAACTTAAAGCACGGAGCAAGAAAAACTTATTTGTCTTGTCGGTAATCTCATCTAGTGTAGGAGCATCAGTACGCTTGCCACTGTTGAAGTTGTAGGCTTCATAGCGGAGCATCTGATTGAAGGTACGAACATATAGTTCATCCTGTCGCCACATGGTGTTTAAACGCCGTAGAGCAGCAGGTGCAAACAAGTCTGTTGCAGACTGTGGCATACCAGCAGGGAACAAAGGTTTAAACGCTTCTTCTAACTCTGGGCGATTACGCAGAATCAAATATGTTGGAAGCACTGCATAAGGTCCAAATCCTGGGTTGCCAGGCTGTCCCTGTGTAATAACATCTAAGGATGAAAGCGGGATGCTTACTGTCTTAAATGCGTTTTGTGCTACCTCTTGCCATTGCTGTGGCAATGACTTAATAAATCCTTCTGGAACTTGTATTACAAGGTTAGCCATGCCATCGCCAGATAGTTTCTTAGCATCTGTAATGCGGTTACCATCTTGGTCAACAACGGTCTGACCGTTAACAACTTGGGCAATAGTACGACCAGCAGTTGCTACAGCCTGTGGGTTCTCAGCAATAATTCCAGACCAGCGCTTCATAGTATTTTCATACGCTGCATAGAACGGGAACATCAACTGCATTACTTGGCTTGAAGAAGCGCGGGTACGGCGCACGATAGTAAACAGTGTGCGCTCAACCTCACGGCGAGCATCTTCACGAGCGCCCCTGATAGCACGGTTGATTTCTTCGGCAGTTAACTTTTCAGTTCCCTTGCCAGCAGCCATGTTCTCTAGGTTAATCTTTATGTTACGGTTGTACTGAGCGCGTGCTAGTGGGTGACGAGCAAAAACATCTTCAGGTAGTGAACCAAGGAAACGCATAACACGGCGATTGAAAGTATCAATCAGGCGTTCTTGGTCTTTGTACTCTTTGCTAGTTGTAACAAGCAAGCCGTTAATATCTGGCAAGTTTTCTGGGTTACTGCCAAAACGGTCACGCAAGTAGTTCTGTACATCGCCACCAGTTAGCGGTTTGCCGTCTGGTGCTGCAGTACTGAGGAATAATGCTGTTTCTTCATCTGGAATATACAACTTAACGGCGCTGCGAGTAATGTTAATCTTCTCTAGCAAGTCCTCATCAAGTTCTCCACCCTTAAGTTTGGTGAATCCATAGCCTTCCTTGACAGATGTGTATGTGTCATTGGCGTATGTACGACCCTCATAAGAGCGAGTCATCCAGTTAAGGATGTCTTTGTCAGTTTCTCCGTCTAAAATACGGCGAACAACTGGGTCCATGATGCCAGTTTCAGGGTCACGGAAGTGCATATTCAAAATGTTTGCCCAACCCTCAAAGTAACGAGGGTCATTTGCCTTAACAAGGCTTACTGTTCGTGCGCCAATACCTGCTGAGAAAGCCATTTCTTGAGTTCCAACCATGGCGTTCCATGTATCTTCAGCAGAAGTGCGACCCATAAACCATGTTGCATCTTGGAATAGTTCAGGAACTTCGTATGTCTGACCATTTGCCTCAATGTTCATGTAGCCATAGCCAGTACGCTGCTTAATTGCATTGCTTTCAGCGCGGGTAATGCGTGAACTTAAGCGTGCTGACATGTCATCAAGATGAGCATGGGACATGCTGTATAGGCGAGCCAAGTTTTCTGCTGCATCTTCAACACCATTGTTAATCATGGCATCAACATTTTCCTTATTGTAGTAAGGAGATACAGAACTTTCGCCACGGCGAGCGCGAGCAGCCTTACGAGCAGCAGTGCGTGCAGCACGGCGCTCCTTTGGAGTAGCCATTGCCTGCTCTAGTACAGGGAAATCTTCCTGCATCTCAATAGCAGCACGCTCTTGTAGTTTAGAAACATATTCATTGACTGAACGAGTGCGACCTTTACCACCGACTGCCTCTGGCAATACGATGTGTGACACACCACCAGCACGCTTGTCGTCTGCAACAACAGCACGACCATAGCCATTATCGCGTAGGTACTTGTAGATTGGTGAGTTTTGGTCTTGCCAACCCTTTGAACTTACCCATGCTCTGAAATTTGAAAGTTTGTTATCAAATGCTAACTCGCGGAGTTCTACTGGAACATCGCTCCACTTGGTTAGGTATAGAGCCTCTCCATAAACACGAACTGCATTTACAGAACCACTGCCACCTTTAACACGGAATACCGCACGGCGGAATAGTTCTGGGCTAACATTGAGTTCGCCTTCTTCGGCAAGACGAATCTGCTGGAAGTCAAGGGATTCAACCTTGCGCCAGCCACGGGCTGTGCGCATTTCAACTTCTCTGCCAGCGTTCTTAGCAGCAATCATGTCTGTTAGCAGGTTATCTGCTGCATCATCAAGTGTTGCTGCTCTACGCTCTGCGCCTTTTTCAGAAGCACGAGCCTTCTTAAGAATTGCCTTATTATCTGCAATTGTTTGACGAAGAAGGTTTACATCCCACTGGGTTGAGCCAGAGGCAGCAATGTCTTTTTCAGCCTGAACAATCTTTTTCTCAGCATCGCGGATAGCGCGTTGTGCTTGAGAAATTCTTGCATCAACATCTGTAATCTTTCCAGGGCGACCAGATGGTGTTGCTAGATAGTTCTCTGCAGAGTGGAAGGTTGCACCTTCTGAGTATCTGCGAGCAATAGTTGGTGATGCAGATGCCGCTAATGCACGGGTTTGGTCTAGGGCAAATCCCGCCTCTGAACTTCCGTGATAGAGGGTAACTGATTCTAGGTCAGCCAATGCTCCACGCAGCGTGGTTAACTCATCCTCTACGGTGAGTGGACCAACATCTCCAGTTAGACGAACTTTAAACTTGTCTGTTTCTATATCTCGTATGCGCTGTGAGATAGCCTTTGCAAGTTGCTTACGGCTCATGTCAATAGCACGCAACTTATCAACCTCAGTCATAAAGGCATATTGCATTGTTGGAATATCGTCAATGCGACCAGCCATAACATTTACTTGGTCAATAAGACGGGTAAAGCCAACTTTGCGATTACCAAAGAAACGCTTTACGCCTTCTGCTCCGCCTGCTGCAACCATTGCTGGCATAGCAAATCCCTTAGCCAACATAGATAGTTGTGCTTCGGTAATGTTACGAACAGTATAACCAAGGCGCATAAGCACAGAGGTTTTAAAAATGTCGTTAATCGTACCTAGGGCAGATAGTCCCTTTTGTGTACGGAAGGTCAAATCTTCAAAGTTAAGTCCATCAAGGATGCCAGGAAGAATACGCTCATGTGAATCAATTGCATACTTTAGTTTGCGCAAGTCTGCGATGATTACAAAGTTTGCTGATTCGCGCTGTAGTACTGGGCTAACAGCGTTTACAACTTGACCGTTTTCTAAGTAAGAAACAAAGCCTTGGTCGCGGTGCTGCTTAATGCGTGATGCACGGCGATAATCAAAAATTGCATATAACTTTTCAATTGTCTGCTGGTCATAGTTTGGAAACAATGTAGCCATTGCATCCATTTCAGCACGCTTAATAACAACCATGCGCTCGCCTTGAGTAGCAGCGTTTAAATACTGGTCAGCGTAATTTGCAGCCCGTGCGCCAAATGCGCCCTTTGACAACTCATTAGCCTCACGCAAGAAAGCATTAAACTCAATATATGAGTCACCATCGTTAACATTAAATACACCACTTGGCAATTCTTTGGTGAAGTAGTTAACAACCTTAACGATTGGGTGAAGGCTTGTCTTTTGGAAAACTACAGAGTCTGGTTCAGCAAAAGTTAACTGTGCTTGCTTCTTAGACTTCTCAGCAAGTTTACCTTCCCAAGGTCCACGGCTAAAACCATACTTAATCTGTCCACCAGTTTGTACAGTTTCTAGCGCAGCACGGAAGCGGTCATCTTCTTCTTTTAGTTTGCCAACATAACCACCAAGTGCCTCATTGTACTTAGGTGAGGTAATCAAATCTCCATCGCTTTTGCCTTCAAGGAACATACGCTGTGGGTGTGGCACATCGTTCATGTTCTCAAGAACAATTGCTGCCTCAGCATCGGCATCTGCAATTTTAGAAATTGAGTTTGTATCCTTGAACATTACTGCTCTAAAAGTATCTACAACTTCTTGCTCATTAGTGGCGCGACCAAAAAGATACGCCATGGCATCTGGGTTGGTTACTTTCTTTTTGCGCCAGTATTCATACTGCTCACGAGCATTTGAGCGAGCAAGGAATTGAACATCTGTAAGTCCTTCACCAGTTCCCTCAAGGGCTTTAGTAAGGATGTTATCCATACGCTCTGGTGTCATTGCAAACTTACCAAATACAGCACGGGCTGTGCGACCAGAAATTTGGTCAAGCATCGGAGCCTTGGCTGCAATAACAGCACCCTTACCCAAGAAACCAGTAAAGGTTAATGGGTCAATAATTGTTGATGCTGTGATGTCTTGTAAGCCAGATAAAAACTTACCTGTGTACTGCTCACTAAAAGCAATTTTTCTATCTTCAGGGTCAAATACATCAAAACCAGCAGATAGGAATTTAAAGTTATTCTCTGTCCAATCTTGAAGCCAACCACTCTTTTCTCCGCCAGCAGAGCCTGGAGAAAGAACAGAAAGCGCTGCTTGACCAAGTGAAATGTTTTCTTTTTCTTTTTCAACGCGGATGGTGTAATCAGCGTATGACTCACCAGGGCGTTTAAACTTGTTGTACATGAACGGTTGGTCAAGGAGTGTTTCAACACCTTCACGGCGTACTCTGCCACCTAGTTCGTATGATGCTTCACCAACAGCAAGCAATCCACCAACAGCAGCGCGAACTGGAGTTGTGGCAACCTTGGCTGTGTTCTTAACAAAGTTAATGCCATCTACATACCACGGGTCATCATTAGAGCCTGCAGTTGCTAAGTCTTTAAATAGTCCTGGTAAACCAGTAAAGTCAATTGCTGACTTTGCTAACTTACCTAAATTATCTAACCAACTCATCCGCCCTGTACCTGACTACGGATGTAGCGATACCAGTTGCGGGTTGCATTAGATGCCTGTGGTGATTCGGCAATCTTTGCATAAAAAGGCAGGTATGCAGCAAGGGCTGCAATATCTTCATTGTTCTGTGCTTGCAACATACTTGGCGCAGCCATTACTTCTGAACCAGCATTTGGTCCAAGTGCAGCACCTGTATCAACACCCTCATCTGGATATTGTGTTGGTGCGCCAAGTGGAACAATTCCTGCAAGGCTTATTTTTGGAGCAGCGTTACCCATAGTTGCTTGTTTTGCAGCAATCTCAGGGTTTGCTCCAGCCATAGGAGCAGAGGTTTGCATGTCATAAAAATCTTGTGCGTTATCAATACCTGCTGCGTATCGTGCAGGTTGTCCATTGGTACCTGCGCCACCTGTGGCGGATACTTGAAAATTATTTTCTTTACGAATTGCCATGTTTACCTCTCGCTAAAATAGCGCTCATTTCATTTAAATTTAATTGAGCAGTTTTGGGACTTGCTCAGGTCTTTAAATTACTTGCTGCGTGAACCGCGTGTTCCGCTTGGATTGCTTGAGAAGTATGTCTTGCCACCCTTTGAGGAAGCCTTCTTAGCCATAAGTGGCTTCATTGTGTTTGGCTTTCCTGCTGAACCTTGGTTTGCTGGCTTCTTGCCTGCTGCCTTCTTCATTTTCTTCATATCGTCACCTCCCCTACACTGGTAGTCGTCTGACGAGGGAAGCCTGAAGATTAGGTTCACCTCTTTGGGTTAAACTTGCTAAAAGCGATTGAACATCTGGGCGACCACCAGGAGCAATTTGTCCTGGAGCAACACCAATCATCCGACCTGTAGCACTTAAGCCTTCAGGAAGTTGCCCCTCACCTGGAGGGACCGCACCTGGCAGCCCAAGCATGTCGGGACTTACTGCTTCAGGGGTCATCGCACCAGGTGGGGGATTCTCTGGTTGGAACGCTTCTGATACTGCCTGCTCAATTGGCGTACCCTTTTGGCGTTCGTTAATGACTGTAGACAATTTGTACAAAATATCTGACGGATTTTGTCCTTGTGAAGCAAGTGCAGGAATAGCCTGTGCGTAAGAAGCAATTGCTTGCTTCATTGCATCACGCAAATCCTCGGTGTCAACCTTTTCTTCTTCTTGTGTTGCATTGAAAGAGAAAGGCATCTGACGGCGTAGGAAGTCACGGGAAATCAATTTATCTCCACGAGCCTGTAGACCAAAGACCAAAGCGCGGTTAGGGTCAAGTCCTGCCATCAAACCATACTGAACATCAACGGTGTAGTCACCATCAATGTCGCGTGCTGGCTTATATTTAATTGCGTATGGAACTCCGTTGCGTGTACCGCGTAGAGTTTTTTCCATGTCGCCAAAAACTTTTTCGTCAACCTTGAGTGCAAGCCCAATAAGTTCTACGAAGGCACGAGCAAACATTGCATGTGCAGTTTTAATTTGTGTATCAAATCCGCCCATAAGAGCCTGTACGCCACGACCTGTAACGATAGAAGCATCAATGTTTCCTGTGCGTGATTCTGGGTAACGACTTCCTAGGCGCAGTTCTCCCTCAAGAACCTGCTGCTGTGCAAAAGCACCTGCTGGTATCTCAATTGGCAATCTGCGAACATCTGAAGGTCGTTCAGTTCTAATAACAGCATCTGGTCCAAAGGCTAACTCATTTACATCTTGAGGGGCTACAAGTGGTGCTTGAACCGCTTTAGTTGCTGCTTCAAGAGATAGAAGCGCATAGCGAGCCTTAGCAACCTGAATTGCAAGAACATCGTCAAATTGACCTCGCGTTTCGCCATCCAAGGATGGTCGCTTAACAACGCGAACAAGACACTCACCAATCGGATTAGGCGTTCTGTCAATGACAATATTGTTTCTTGAAGGGACAAAAAGAATATCTTGGTCTTTGTCATGGTAGCGAACAATCTCCAACATTGAATCTGTAGAATCTTTGTCATACAGTAAATGTGCATACTCTGGGTATGCGCTCATCAGTTCAGCCAAAGGCTTCTTGATGCGCTGATACATGCCGTGTACTTTTCCAAATCTGTCAATGATTGGATAGCATCCATAGGAATCAAAGAAACGGATGCGTGGCATGTTGTTCTCTAAATCAACTTCAACCTGAGCAGGTACGAATCCGTAGGATACATAACGGTCTGCTGCAGGAAACATCTGTGTTTGTAAGTCTGAGAAATCAATAATGCCGTTAACGATTTCTTCTCGTTTGTCAGCCTTCTTGCGTTCTTTGTCAGACACCATAGATGGGGAATTACAGTTAAATGCGGGTAGTGGCGCTATAACTTCAGACAAGTCACGAGCGGAAATATCCACCATGTTTGCAACGATAGGATTCTCAAATGGTCCGTCTGGGAACAAATCTGGGAAAACATCGCGCATGCGACCCTTACGAACAAGAAGCACTTGTTCCATGCGGGTGTCACGGTCAGAATACAACTGGCGATAACGCTCATAGTTGTCCTTGATTTCGTCTAGCGAGAGTGGCACACCCACCTCCTGTTCTAATAGATGTCGCTGAGTGATACGGTGTATTGCTTGGATTTATCGTATGGAGTTTGGAACATAGACAAACTGCTATGTGTGCGTGCATAAGTTCTTGCATTAGCAACACGGTCACGGCATCCAAGTTCTGCAAACCAAAACGCCATCACGGTATCTGTCTTTTGTGCTTTAGGTGCATCTGGATACCAAGTGATGAGTTGTTCAATTAAAGTCTTTATACCTTCTGAGGCGTGAGTTGATGGGAACTCAATAAGAGCATGTCCATCTTCCCAACCGTGGAATAGTGTCGTCAGGGATGCAACTCCGAAGTTGGTGTCCCATTTGTTTTGACCCGTATGATGTTCTCGTAAAGTTGCACCCCGTGACGAGAGGTATTCCCGCACCTCACGGTCCTGAGTTAACATCGTTTGGAAAGCATTTTTCTCAATACGCCACTCAGAAATTTTGTACTGGTCTGTCCAGTCTTTAATTAATTCTCTAATCTCATCTGGTTTCATACCAGCCTTGTTTGATACATCTAGCAGATAGCGTTTCTGTGTAGAAATATCTATTGCTAAACATACGGCTGCTGTATAGCCAGAGCCTGCGGGGTCAAGACCAGCAATCACAATAAGTCCATCCATGCCGTGCGGTCTTACACCAGCCTTGCCTTTAGGTATTCGCCCGACATTTCTAGCGCCGTTGATAACACCCTTAATAGCATCAGATGGAAATGCTGAATCTTCATGTACCTGCTGTTGCTGATAGACCATTGCCCATAGGTTTGGAGATAGACGGCTGCGCTTCTTTAGAAGTGCGTGTCCATCCCACTTGCGGTACAGACCGTCTTTGTCTGGTACGCCTTTACCTGATACAGGAGCCATGTTGGTCTTAGCCCAGAGAGTTACCCATTTGTCTGGGTCCTCGTCAAATTCTAAAACGGCAGGTTGTGCGAAGTAAGTCCAAGGGGAAGTTTCATCTGGGTATCGCATAGGGTCGCGCAATTCGGAGTACAAGTCCTTTGGTCGCAAGCGGGTTCCTATGAGAAGCAGTTTGCCCCCATCCTCATCAATACGGGACATAACTTCAGACTGAATCCAGTCAATCTGCTTTTCGTACTCATGGGCGTTGGTGTTATCCACGCAGTCATCCATGATGATTAAGTCAGCACGAGCGCCGTAGATATGACCACGGATACCTATAGCCTGAACCGTAGGGTCTTTTTCGCCTGAGTCACGCGCCTCTGAGGAGAGGTAAATTAAGTCCTGCTTCCACGAATCAGAATTCTTTTCAAAGCCACCTGGAGGTCCAAAGGTGAGTTGTAGGTCCTGATACTTAGGATGCGTTAGTCTGTTCTTGATGGAGAGCAGGAACTTTTGCGCCATAGCCTGTGTCTTGGACACAATCATGATTCTGATATTAGGGTTCTGGCAAATCCGATAAACAGCATAGTTGACCGTAATGGTCGTAGACTTTGCGTGTTCTGGTGGGGTATTAACAATCAGTAAGTCGGGTGCGCCTACCTCGTAGGTTATGGCAGGGTGTACATCCGATGGTTCTCTACCCTCTAATAAATCTATCCAATGGCGTTGGTGTGTAAACACCTGAGTGCCTAAATACTTCTCTGAGAATTCGGGGAAGGGTGGTACTTCCCCTCTAGCAGACCCAATCTCTCCACGAGCGGTCATGCTTCTCACTTTGTCCACGGCAGTGGCAAACTCAGAGTCTACCTTTCGGTAGTACTCATAAGTCTTGACACTTCTGCCTACGGCATCCATAGCCCTTTGGACAGAGTAGCCCTGCATTAAAAAATCTATAATTTGCTTTTTGATGGCATCGCTTTTATGCGAAGCAGAGGTAGTTCGTTTTCTTTCCATAGCATCTCCCAAGACGGGGTATTTGGAGTCTTGGGGCTAAACTCCTAACCGAAGGCGTAGTCCAAACGAAGCCGAAGGTTAGGGCTTCTACTAGGGGCGACCCATAGGGTCGCAG